TTGGCTGAACAGCCTGACCGCCGAGGAAAAGATCCTGGGGGGCCGGGTGGAAATGCTGGAAAGCGAAAACGCCCTTACAAACCTGATGGCGGGCCGGGTGAAGTTCCATATTTACGTTACGCCCCCGTCCCCGTTGCAGCAGCTTGACTGGGTAATGGAATACGATCTTTCCTACCTGCAAGTGCTGCTGTCCCCGGCGGCGTAAGAAGGGAGGAATAGACAATGCCGAAAGTTGATCAGCTGGTAAACAACTTTGCCGTGTACGAAGACGCGGTGGACTATATCGGGATCGCGGAAGTGGAGTTCCCGGAACTGGCGTGGCTGGTGGAGGAAATCAAAGGCGCGGGATTGAGCGGAAACATTGAAGCCGTTGTGATCGGACACCTGGAAGCCATGACGGCAAAGTTCAGCTTCCGCACGGTTACGCCCGCCGCCGTGAAGATGAACGAGCCGCGTATTCATAACCTGGATTGCCGCGTATCCCAGCAGGGCTACAACAGCAACCAGGGGCAGCACAAGCAGGAATCGTTAAAGCACATTCTGCGGACGATGCCGAAAAAGCTGGCCGTGGGTAAAGCGGCGGTGGCTTCCCCGGCGGACGCAAGCGGCGAACACGCCGTATACTACTACGCCATTTACAGGGACGGGAAGAAGGAAACGGAGATTGACCCCGTGAACTTCATCTGCCTTATTAACGGCGTGGACTACCTGGCGGAAGTAAGAAAGGCACTGGGCAAGTAACAGGAACACAGAGCGGGCCAGCGGCGTTGTGCTGCTGGCCCGCCTAAATTTAATTTTATGGAGGAAACGACAATGGCAAGCAACGAGAATATGAATGAGGAAAAAGTGACCCAGGAAACAACGGAAGCGGCGGGTATGGATACCACTACGGCGGCGGAAGCGCCCCAGGACACGCACAGCATGAACTATACGCACACCTTCAACCCGCCCATTGAGATCACGGGGACGCAGTACAAAAGCCTGACCTTCTATTTCGACCGCCTGACCGGGGAAGACGTGGAAGCGGTGGAACTGGAATTGCAGCAGCGCAACATTATTGTGCTGGATGCTACAGTATCCAGCGCGTTCCAGTGCGGCATTGCGGCCCGTGCGTCCGGGATCGGCGCGGATGAAATCGCACGCCTGCCCTTGCGGCATTATCTCAAGATCAAGAACGCCGCACGGGATTTTTTAGTGGCTGTGGGATACTAAAAATTGCGTATCCCGGAAATTGGTTCCGCAAACAGTCGTACAGGCTGGCCCGGCTGACGTATGCCGATCCGTTTAAGTGGATGGCCTTGCCGCTCCACGAATTTTTCAACTGGATAGAAAGCATAAACGAAGTGGAGGAAGAAGACAAGGCCGCCCAGAAGGACAAGTAAGGGGGGCGGGAAGTAATTGGCAGGGGCGCAAAAAAACTTTGAACTTCTGTTCAAGCTGACTGCTTCCCTGGGAGGAAATTTCCATAGCACCTTCAACGCCGCTGTACAGGCGCAAAAGCGGCTGTCTGACAGCGTTAAAAACGTCAACGCCCTGCAATCGAAGATAGACGGCTACAACAAAGCAAACGCCGCTATCCAGCAAAACCAGCAGAAATTGCAGCGATTGACGGCGGAGCATGACCGCTTGCAATCCGAGCTGGCCCAGACAGCCCAAAAAAAGCGCGATCTTCAACGGGCCATGGAAACCGCAGAAGCGGAAGGGAACATAGAGGAGTACAAGCGGTTACAGAAGGAGCTTTCCGACACCAACAAGGAATACAGCAAGCTAAACGAGAAGTACAAAGCGAATCAAAACCAGATACAACAAGCTACTGCCAAAATCGAAGAACAGCAAAGATCCCTTGAAGAACTGGCCCAGGAGTTGCGGGAAGCCGGATTGAACACGGATGATCTGGAACGCGCAAACGAACGGCTGAAAAATTCCTATGAGCGCCTGCAAGCATCCCAGGAGCGCTTAAAAAACCTTAACCAGCAGCAGGAAAAGATCAAGCAAAATATTTCTGCGACCAAAACGCAAATACTGGGCACAGTTGGAGCCTATACCGCAGTTGCGGCGGCGATCTACGCCGGGCCAGTCCAGGCGGCCCAGAAATACGAAGCGGCGCTGGCGAAGGTGAACACTATAGCGGATACCACGCAGGTTCCGCTTGAAAAAATTTCGCAAGAGGTTATGGCCCTGTCCAATAAAACGGGCGTGGCAGCCAGCGCCCTTGCGGAAGACGTTTACAACGCCATTTCGGCGGGACAGCAAACCGGGGATGCCGTCAACTTTGTTTCCTACAGTACGAAGCTGGCGAAAGCGGGATTTGCGGAAACGTCACAAACGCTTGACGTATTAACCACCATTCTAAATGCCTACGGAATGAGCGCGGACAAGGTGGGGAACGTCAGCGATATGCTGATCCAGATCCAGAACAAGGGCAAAGTGAGCGTGGGGGAATTATCGTCCGTCATGGGCAAGATTATCCCCACGGCAAACGCCTATAATGTTTCGCTGGAACAGCTGGGCGCTACATACGCCATAATGACTTCCAAGGGTATTGCCGCAGCCGAAACAACCACCTATGCAAACTCCATGCTGAATGAGTTGGGCAAGAGTGGAAGCACGGCGGACAAGATTCTGCGGAAGGTTGCGGGCGGCGGTTTTTCCGATCTGATGGCGAACGGATCAAGCCTTGCGGAAGTGCTGGACGTTCTCCAAAAGGAAGCACAAAAGAGCGGGAAAACCATAGCTGATATGTTCGGCAGCGCGGAAGCCGGAAAAGCGGCTATGTCCATCCTGTCAAACGGGGTGGACGGCTTCAACGAAAGCGTTGAAGGTATGCTGAACAGCGTAGGCGCAACGGAAACCGCGTTCGGCATTATGGCGGACACCACGGAAAACAAAATGGCAAAGGCCAAAAACAGCATAAACAACCTGCAAATTGTGCTGGGCCAGAACCTTTTGCCGATCGTAGGCAACGTGGCGGACAAAGTGGCCGGGGTGGTCACGAGGGTATCAGAATTTGCCCAGGCAAACCCGCAGTTGGTGCAAACCGCCATGAAGGTGGTTGGAGCGCTGGCCGCGCTGAAGCTGGGCGGGCTGGGACTAAAACTGGGCTTCCAGGAATTGTGCCTGGGCGGCCTAAAAGTGAAAACCTTTCTGGAAACGCTGAAAAGCGGCTTTCTGATAGCGCAAGCCGGAAGCATTGGCCTGATTGGCAGATTGAAAAACCTGGGGAAATCGCTTACAACGCTGGGCGGCATAAAAAACCTGCTGGGCGGAATGGGCGGAATAGCCGGGAAGATACTGCCTATAGTGGCCGTGGTTGCGGCGGTTATTACCGTTGTCCAGCTTCTACGGAACAATATTGACAAGGTACGGGAAGTTGTTCAGCGCGTTTTCGGTGACAAGGGCCTTGAAATATTCAACAAGATCGTGGGAGCCGTCCAAATGGCCGGGGACGCGATCAAGGGTGCTTTTTCTGGTGAAAGCCTGGAAGCGATAAGAAGCAAGATCGAAGGAGCGTTCGGACAAAAGGGCGTTGCGGTTTTCAACGGCTTTATAAGCGTTGTACAAACTGTGGCGGGTGTTATTCAAAATCTGGTTGGGTTTATTTCGGATAATATTGTGCCTACGGTGCAAAAGGCGCTGGGCGTGATTGTGTCCGATGTAATACCGGGCATAGTGAACGGCATACAGCAGGCGGCCCCGGTCATTATGCAGATCGTGCAATCCATAGCAAATTTCATAGGTGGAATTGTCCCCATAATTGGAAATTTCATTGTGGGGATAATGCCGATCATTGATCAGATTATAGAGTTTATCCAAACGAACGTTTTGCCCATTGTCCAGCAGATTTTCAGCTTTATTGTTTCAACCGTACTTCCGGCAATCGTCAGCGGCGTTCAATTCCTGGCAACTACCATTACGGCGGTGCTGTCCGCCGTGCTTCCCGTGGTGCAAACCGTATTTACTACGATCTGGAATATCATACAGCCGATCTTGCAGCAGATTTTCACAACGGTTCAAGCCGTGTTGCCGTCCGTGCTGGCGATCTTCCAGAACGTGTTCAACACCATAGGCGGCGTTGTGAACGGCCTTGCA